GGTTGAATGCTTCTGCTGGGAACGCCAGAGGTATTTGAACGCTGCAATCTTTGCGTAGATGCGAACCTGCTCCTCACCAAAGCAGTGCTGCATAGCATCGATGCACTCCACTGGCGACTCGGTGTAGTGCTTGGGACTGTTAACCATGTCCTGCTGATCACCGAAGACCGGATGCTCATTCGGGGCATCGTCATCCTCGTTTGCATACTGCGTGTGCCCGTAGAACCGCTTACTCATCGATCAGCTCCTGACAGTATTCGAGAAGGTGCCGCTCTAGCCCGTAACGGCGCTCGAAGCGGAACTTGTGGGGGTGTCGTGCGGTAACCAAAATGTTGTCTTTGCCGCCGCGGTGATGCTCGTAGCAGAGCGGTATGGTTTTGAAGTGACATCCTTCAGTAGTTTTGCCTTCAAGGTGATGGATCTCCGCAGGGCTGTAGATCCCCATAGTCCTCTTGCACACTATGCAACCAAGCTGCGAGATGGCGTCCATCCATTTCTTTTCATCCGCCGTTGGAGTTCTACCCTTCATTCGATTGGCTCTAACTTTTTGATGCTAGAACCTATGCAGATCTGATCAATCTTGGTTAGGGGGTTGTTAATGATCTCCGTCAGGTGATCGTGAACGAAATAGCTAAGGCTTTCGTTCTCCTCCTCGATGAAGCATAGGTCATCATCACTCAGCTCGATTCGCATCGAGACAACAACTGATTCATTCATGCTCTGTACACCTCTCGTTCTTTTCTGTGAGTCGCCATCTTTGTTCTCCATTCATCGAACTCCATGCGGCATGCCAGAACCTCTGTTCTAGCTGCGGCGAGTTCACCCTTAGCGACACCTATTTGGATTCGCGATTGTTCAACCTCTGGTCTCAGGTCTGCCCAGTTCTCCTGGGCGGCGTTGGATTTGTGTCCTTCGGCAATTGCGAGGACTTTGTTTTGAGCGATAATTTTTTTGCATGCTGCTTCCGCAATTGCGACAGCCTCTTCCGCTTTGGCATTCCTTTTGCCGGCTCCTCGTAACTTTTCTGCAAACTGTTCTTCTTCAATCACCCTTCATCTCCAAGTAGCTCATAGCGTTCTTGTCGCTGGACTCGTAACGAAATGTCTTCGGGTTGAAGTAGAAACCCATCTTTCCCTCCCAATCCCCGTGGCGATTCTTGTGGCAGATCAGATACGAATCAGCCATGTCCATGATTTTTTGGTTGGGTTCATCGAAGCCCTTCTCGACTAGGTCTAGGTGTTCTTCTTTCCGCTTGTTTCGGAATACGGTGTAGACCTGATCCGCTAGATCAGAGATCCCTGACGATCCTTTGATGTCCCACTTCCCGCCCATCTGATATTCATCGGGACCTTTCTTGGCGTGGGTGATGAGGAAAATGGTGACGTTTCGCTCAAGCTTGAACTCCACCAGTTTTGATATGAACGCTTGCTGCCCGTTGAGGTTGTCCTCGAAGTTGCCGCATAGCTGGAGAGAGTCGATCAAGAAGGTTGTGCAGCCATACCTACGCCATGCGTAGTCAAAGCTTTCGAGCAGAACATCCTCTTTTGTTTTGCCTCGGGAGGCAGAGTCAACGTAGAGATACATCCAGCTAGAGATCCAATCGAAGTTTTTCTCGACGTACTCAGGAGTTGGAGTACCTACAGCGCCGCACTGCTTCAGCATGCGCTCGAGAAGCCGATCCTCCGGCATCTCCATCGAGGCAACGCATATCTTTTCGCCAGCAAGACCAGCATCGAGCAGTAGCTGGGACGCCACCATCGATTTGCCGTGCCCATTTACGCCGTTAATCACAATCAGTTCACTGCGGCGGAAGAAGATCTTGCCACTGGCTTTGCTCCAGTGCGGAGACCAGCCTTCCTCCTCCGCTGCATCTGGATCAAACCGAGCCAGCACCGCCTCGTAGAAATCGCTGACACTCTTGATCTTATCGGTGCCACCGTAACGAGCATCCTCGAGAGCGTTCGTAACGATCTCTTTGCACCCATGAGCGCCGTGTTTTTTCAACAGGTCGTTAGGGTCACCATCATGCAGCTTCATCACGCGAGCGCGGTCACCTATCTTTTTAGCAAGCTCCCTCGCGCCCTTCTGACCGGCAGTGTCTGGGTCATAACAGATAAAGATTGTTTCAAAGCGTTGGAGGTAGTCGTATTCAAAATCAAACCAAGTTCCACCAGCAGCTCCAGTAGGAATTGATAATGCTGGAATCCCGCATTCCTGGCTCAACACCATTTGGTCGAACTCGCCCTCACAAATGACAACCTCGCGAGCGTCATCGCTGATGGTCTGCCATCCGAACAAGCAAAGCTGATTGCCAGTGCCAACGAACTTTGTTTTAGACGCGCCGTATTTGTTGTGGTTGATTACCCTGCGTTTCGTAGTGAGCAATCCGGTCGGATGCATATACGGCAGACACAGATCCACCTCGCCATCCGTTGCTCGAGCTGCATCAATCTCTCGCAGGTTGTACGTCGCAAAGAGGTTGTCTACGTCTGTGAACCCTCGGCTCTCTACAAACTCTCTGCCCTTGCCGGTGTTACTGCGCTTGGGTAAAACCGCTGGGGTTTTAGGCTCTTCCGCCTTGGGAATTTTTTTGACGAACGGCTTATCAACATCGAGGCGGTACTCAGTGACGGCATACTCAAGCGCCTCTTTCAGCGTAATGCCTCTAATCTCCCGCATGAGATCGAGCAGGTCGCCGCTCTGATCCGTTGCAAAATCTTTCCACTGCCCTGCGCTGGCGCCGTCAATGAATACCGCCAAGCTTTGACCAGGATCGCTGGGATCTGTCGATCCGTTTCGCCAGTTCTTACCATCACGCTTGCCGTTTGGTAAGAGATCCATTGCCACCCGTTCAGCTTGGTCAGCAAGCTGCTGCTTCACCTCCACGATGTTCATTCAACACCTCGAAACTGATCATCGATGGCTTGTTTTTGCGATGCCTGTTTCTTGATCGACTCGATGTATTTTTTCTGGAGACCTTGCCAGCCATTGCCGATAGCAGAGTCCAACAGGTCAGTCAGGACGCCCTGCTTTTGAGCCTCCAGCATGACGTTGGTGTTGAGTTTGATTGTCTGATCGGTCTTAGGTTTGTTAACCGCCCATCGATATTCCCAGTAGCGATTCCATTCGTTGAGAGGGATGCTTTCGGGACGCATAGCCTTGGCGTCCCCTATAGTTATACTTCTTTTACTTTTAGTCTTACTTAAAGACTTAACTGTATGTATACCTATTACGTCCTGTTTTTCAGGACATGTCCTTGTAGGCAGGACAAGGTATCTGCTTCGCATCTTGCCATCGACATAGCGCTCTGACCGTTCCAGCATGCCGGCAATAATCAGCTCATCGAGCAGTTGTGATATTTTGTTTTTGCATCGCCCGTGTCGTGCGGACAAGCTGCGGACTGTCACGTTGAAATTCTTTTCCTGTTGGCTTAGCCAGACCAGCAAGCCAAGCGCCTCGAGCGAGAGGCTTTGTTTTACGACCTCACCAAGGTCTAAATCAGTGCTGCGTACCATACGTCATCGAATCCTACATCCCGTTACCGTTCGATTATATGCACACTACCGTTCGATAAACAAACTTTCGTTTTGGGTGGAAATTTATATCGCGCGCTAAAAAACTTGTGCGCCTGTTGCCGGTTGTGATAAAAACGCGAACGGTAACTCTTTTATATCGAGTTTTTAATTTTTATTTTGGGGATGGATAGGATGGATAACGAACGAAAAACACCTTACACAAACAAGGAGGTGCGAGAACGCTTAGAAAGCGAACTCGCGCGCAACAATGTTGATTTCTCCAATAAAGCAGCCTTGGCAAAAAAGCTAGGCTGCTCACCGACTACGATCTTCCGATGGATGTCAGGCTCTTTACCGAAAGACCCAGCGCTAATGTATGAATTCGCGAAGATGTTCAACATCGATATGATTTATTGGATCTCTGGCGACAGGAGCCACGCAGTACCCGAGAGTGTTCTTGATGAGGAGATCCTAAGAGAATCTTTGGCTACTGTTGAGGCTTTTCAAAGCACTACGGGCGAGGTCTTGACCGACGAGCAAAAGGCTAAGCTGGTTAACATGACATATTCAGATGAGGTTGCAGGAAGCGTACTCAGAAAGACGGTAGACGTAATTACAAAATAATAAGGGGGTCGGGATGAATGGCAGTTTGGAGTCGCGATACAACCAGTTTAGGGCAAAACGCGATTGGGAGAAGCGTAATGATATAGCCCGAATTGCACGGAGCAGAGGGCGCAACGCGGAGGCATCAGAAAAGCTTCCTGTTGGCGACATTCCTGTAGTGCTCAATTTTACGGTGACTGGAGCCGGAAAAATAATCCACACAACAGACCAAGCGATACAGTACTTGAATGACTACGAGCAGGTGTCTCTGAAAATGTGGGAGACAATGTGGCAAAGCAGCATAATTAAGCATTGCAAAAACGCATATTCCCGCAAAAGAGAGGCGAGCATGAGGGCTTCCTCTCAATCAAGAACAATAACGACATGCTGTATCTACAGAGAACACGACACATTTGAAGAATCAGTATTTGTAATAAATATAGTTATTTTGAATGCGCTGAGAAATGTCCTGGCTGCGTCAGAAACCGTATTTACTCATGGCAACTCAAGAGTGCAATGGGAAATGGTCGGTTCGGAACAGTACGGAGAAAACATTATTGAACTCGAAGCAGGTCGATAACTTAATCGTTCTACTCGCCTCTTCGCGTTTGTAATTCAAACTATTAGTGTGATACGCTCCTCTTAAAGCAACGCTTGGAGGAGCAATGTCACACGTTTTTTCACTTCTTTCTGCGCACGATTGCGCGGATATCATTCAGAAAACCCCCGAAGGTCACGAATACATAAATTGGATGGACGCGCATGCCGTCGCCAAACATTACTTTACTGACTACACATTTCAGTTTGAGACCAGCGATTACGGATTAGATTACTTTGTAATGCCGGATGGCAGCTCCTATGTGAGCATCATCATGACAATCGCTGGTGAGATCATTAACACCTCCCTGCCCGTCTACAAAGGCAATACGACAGAGCTGGTTTACGAGCCTTCCGCTAATGACATTCATAACGCGAAGATGCGGCTACGAACACGCGCGTTAGGCGAGTTTGGTCTGGGTCATCACTTATGGACGGAGAAGCGCGCAACGGCGCCTGAGACCGGACAGAAGGTCGTAAGCATAGTTCCAGAGCCAGACGCTAAGCCAGATCCACGGGAGGCAATGTGGGCTGATGTCACAAGCGCAAAGACCAAATCTGAGGCGACAGTTAATGCAAAAGCTTATAGAGCTGCGATACAGGGCGCTAACGACCTAGAAGATGATACGGGGGAACGATGGAAGGCTTTATGCGCTGAACGAGGGTGGAAGTAATGGACTTCCGGCAAGGCTCTAGAGAGTGGCTAGATGTCCGTTCAAAGCTATTTACTTCAACATCCGGAGCTTCTGTTGAAGGCAAAAATCCTTATGAGTCTGCGCAGGAATGGGCGTTTAAAAAAGTACGCTCGATTAAGGGGATTCATGAAGACCTCAGTCATATACCTGCTGTAGCGCACGGTAGCGCAACGGAATCGATCGCTATTGAATGGTTCGAGAAAGAATGGGGGTTGTCAGGATGGGATCAGCCCTACGCTATTCATCGCGATCACGATTGGATGATGTCATCTATAGACCGCAGGTGGGGTCTGAAGACAGGCGGCGAGGTTAAAAGTCCTTTCCCTAAGTTCACAAAGGAACCCTACTCCGTTCACGATAAGCCGCCCTATCTCATACAGTGCCGGCATCACATGGAAGTATGCGATCTCGAGAAGCTCTACTTCATCTGTTACCTATCTCCGGACAGTTTTCATATCGACACCCTGACCCGCGACTACGGCTGGCTAGACGAGATGCTGCCAGGAAAGCTGATGCCCACGCCTCGGGGCGAGGACGTTCGCA